AGAAGCCCCCCCGCAATCCCAAACGACGTGTTCCTATTAACAATCAGAAAAAAGCGGCCATAAGAGAAGAAATAAAAAAAAGGAACCTTGTGAGTAGAAATAAAGCAGGAGCAATAATTAAGGCTAGAAAACTGGATATTTTTTTAGAAGAGTTTTTGAAAAACGGAGGAAATGCTACTCAGGCTGCTTTGGCGGTTGGAGACTATTCCTCTATTAAATCAGCCACTTCAGCTGGATATGTCTATCTTCAGCAGGCAAAAGGGCTCGCCCGCGTCTATCTTGAAAAAAAAGGATATGGTTATGGAAAACTACTTGATGAAGCTGCAAAAAAAATGCAAAGTTCAAAAACACCTGAATGGTGGGATAGATTAATGAAACTTGCAGATTATCATGATTTTATTTCTAAAGACAAAGGTCCATCAACAGCAATTGTTAATGTTGTTCAATCTCATAAAGACTTAACTTCAAGTTATATTGAAGGAGAAGTGGAAGAGGTTGAACCAATAGAAGAAAATGAAAATAAACTATAAAAAATTTATAGAAGAAAATTTCAACATTATTGATAAGGATACCTTAGTTCCTATTACTTTTAAATTTAATCCTGTTCAAAGTAAATATTATGAAATTCTCAACAATGAATATACTGAGATGGAAGGAGTACGAGAGATTGTACTTAAGGCGCGTCAGGAAGGAATGTCTTCATTTATACTTGCTCTCTTTGCAACAGATTTTTTACTTCGTCCTTATTCTGTATCTATTTGCATTTCTCATCGCAAAGATTCCACCGACGTTCTTTTTAAGAAAGTAAAATCATATCTTGATTCTTATTTTATGGTTTTAGGTAAAAAAAACGGAATGCAGTCTGATGAGATTGCTAAACAGTTTTTAAAAACAGATAACCGCAACTTAATTGAAAATGCCACTAATCATGCCATGTTTTATATCGGAACTGCTGGAGCTAAGGTTGGAGGAAGAGGTGGAACCGCCCGCAATATTTTATTTTCAGAATGTGCATTCTATCAAGATACGGAATTAGTTACGGCTCAGGAAATTGTGGTAGGTACAGCTCAGCAGGTACCACAGGGGCGGGGGATGATTTTTATTGAATCAACCGCGAATGGTGAGGGAAACTATTATCAGAAGACTTGGGAACAGGCAATGAGAAGCGAGTCATCATATCGCCCGCGTTTTTTTGGCTGGCAGGAGTTTTACACAAAAGAATGGGTTGAAGAAAAAAAGAAAGAGTTTCCAAACGAGGCTCTTTGGAAACAGGAATATCCTAACGACCCAGATGAAGCTTTTATTATGTCGGGTACTCCTTATTTTAATAATGTCATTCTCCAGAAAATGTTAGATTTAAATAAACAACCCATCAAGCAGGGTAAATTTGCTGCGGACGGAATGTTCGCGTAGAACAATATGTCTAAAAAAAATGAGATAGTGTTTGAGGATGAAGGATTGGCAGTTTCATTTAGTGACAAAATGGACCTTTATTATATTGAGTGGGAAGATGCAATTGCCAACACTGGTTGGATGCATAAGGAAGCAGCTGAAGATTGGTTTGAAAATCAAACAATGATTGTTAAACAGGTGGGGTGGCTTGCGGTTGAAGAAGAAAATTATTATGGTTTTGTCAGTCGTTTATCAACGTGGGACCCAGGAGAAACAGAGTATGGACAATTACAGAAAATTCCGAAAACGTGGATACGTCGCAAGATAAAATTAACAAAATATATAAAATGATAAAACAACAATCGCCTGTCCGACTTTACAGAGAGTTGGAGAACGGTGAACAATTTTGTATTTTTGGAGACCCAGCAGAAAGCCAGGATTATTGCGCGGCTGTTGCTGTTTCCAAAAAGCATTATGACTTTCCATTAGTATTTAATCAGATAATGGAATCTTCTCAATTTGGATATGAATTGTTTTATATGGCTAAATATATCCAGAAAAGAACAGGACTTTGGCCAAGAATGGCCGTGGAGCGCAACACTGGAGCAGCTACGATTTATGTATTAAAAACACTAAATTATCCAGACTTATTCAGGATGGTTGACTTCACCTCAATTAATAGTGCGGAGAAAGGTGAAATAGGTTGGGTAACAAGCGGTAGTTTATCTGGAGGCGAACTTCAGGGCACCCGCCGAAAAATGCTGGATGATTTATCCTTAGCAATTAATCAAGGAATGGTTAAGATGTATGATGAGGAACATATCAGGCAATTAAAATCTTTTATGTATGTTAAAGGAAGGGCTCAAGCCAGGTCAAACAAGAAAGATGATTTGGTGATGGCATGTTTAAGTCAAGATACAGAAGTATTAACTGAGAATGGGTGGAAATTAATTATAGACGTACAAATTGGAGAGAAGGTTCCGTCACTTAATCTTGAAACCAACAAAGTTGAATTAGCTATTAACCGACAAACTATTAATAGTCCATATAGCGGTAAGATGATTCATTTCAAAGGTCGGGGAACAGATTTTCTTGTAACCCCTAATCATCGTATGGTTGTTCATAAAAGCAATGGACAAAATATGTATACAGAAACAACTATAGAAAGAGCAGATGCACTATTAGGTAAACATTTTAGATTGCACAAAGATGCAGAATGGAGCGGGGAAGGAAAAAACAAATGGATAATTCCTAAATATAAACCAAGCAAATTTCATAAAGAAAAAACAACATTAAAATATAATATAAATGATTTTCTTTTATTTTTAGGATTATATATTTCTGAAGGAAGTGGAACTAATGAACGACTTAGAATTTCTCAAACAATAAAAGGAAAAGCTTATTCCTTTATTCCAGAATTATTAGATAGAATGAAAATAAAATATGCCTTATATAAAGATGATTTTACAATCAACAATGCTCAAATTGCACGTTATATAAAAAAACTTGTTCCTGGTTATGCCCACGAAAAAAGAATTCCAAGAGAAATATTAAATCTTTCACAAAAAAATTTATATTCTTTATATTACGGAATGATGTTAGGTGATGGATGTAATGATAGAATTTATACAACGAACAGTCGGGGATTATGTGATGATTTTCTTGAATTAATAAATAAACTTGGTTGGACTGGAACATGGCATGAATATGATAATAGAAATAGGAAAATTTTTGATGGTAGAGCAACCGTACAGCATACGGAATATTATATTTCTATTTCTCGTACCCATATACGCCCTCGTTTTAATCACCATAATAAAGATGATGTTAAGGCTATTGATTTTGAAGGTAGGCAGGTTTGCTTATCTTTAGATAAAAATGGTGTAATGCTTGTACGTAGAAGCGGAACTATGATGTGGACTGGTAATACAGCTGGAGCATGGCAGATACAATTATTAACACCAGAACTTGAGTTTGATGAAAGGTCTGATGAGTTGATTCGTAAAGAAAAAGAGAAATGGAGGTTTAAATAGTGTGAAAAAAAATAGATTAAGTAGGAAATTTAATAATATATGGTTAGATGAAAATAATTATATTCACATTTGTAATTTTTTAACTTGTGATGGTGGATGTGATTGTGAAAAACAAATAATGTCATTTGAATATTTTGAAGAAATATATAAAAAATTAAAAGTTATATTTAAAAAATATGGATTTACCAAAAATACCTCTAACAGAGGAACAAAAAAATATGCCATGGGGTCGGCGTGAGATGTGGTTACAGAGGGATGATAAAATTTATTGTCCGTTTCACCCGCAAATTCATCCAGATAATATAGAACAAATTAAATATAAATCTGGGGGTACTGAAAAGGAAAAAGACGGTGTTTTAGAAACTAAAACTTTTGAATTTTGTCCAAAATGTTTTAAATTAAAAGGAATTAAAAAAATTATATCTCATGAAAAAAAAGACTGAAGAATTAAATTACTATCAGCAACAAGCAAAGAATGAATTTGCTTTTAAGGAGATGTTAAAATCTGCTAAGCCAGACCTTTATGTAATATTTGACCTACTTGAACAAACTGGAATTAATTATTTTGTGATTATAAAAGTTATTAGACAATTACATAATTTAGCGATGGGAACTGGTTATGGAACCGTAACAATAGACATTCAGAAGGGTCAGGTTTTATTTATTAGAGGTGAAGATTCTGACAGATTGAATGAAGCGCTTATTATTAAAAAACCAAAATTATAAAATGCTCTTGACAACTATTATATAGTTAGATAGGGTTTGATTTAGTATAAGGTTAGAAAAGGCACACACTGCCACTTTAACCGTCTTATTTTTTTAAGACGGTTTTTTTATGGTCTAAATTATGGCCAACACAAATAGTAAATTATCAGAGGAACAAATCTTCAAAGAGTGTAAAAGACACCACGATGATGGTTTTAACGAAACAGATAGTCGTGCTACAGGAGCAAATCGCATTGGTTCAATTTCTTTTAATGAAGCAGACGAGCTTTTTCGTTCTTGGATTGATGAAACTAAATGGCCGTATGATGCTCTCTTATTTGACCCTCGCATATTCACCTTCATTTTTGAAAAGACTTCACGATTAATAGCAAATAAACCAAGAGGTAAACTTGTGCCGAGAGAGGGTTCTGATTTACTCGCCGCTAAAGTTAATAATCAGTTATTAGATTATCAATGGGACATGGCCGATTCGGGTGGAACCATGCTTTCTAAATGGGCGATGATGGATATGAACACCCGCAAATATGGTTCAGCCTTTGCTTTATGTAAATGGAGATATGAATTAAATAATAAAGATGAAGCTATTTTCGACGGACCAGATATGCAAGTTTTAAACAACCGCGATATCGCTCACGATTTATCTGCAACATCTATTGAAAGTGCTAAT